ATCCAATGACTCTTGATATTGTTCTATTTGTCTTTGAAAAGCTTCCAATTTTTGACGATTCAACTTAGAAGTATTGATTTGTTCTTGCAATTCGGCGACTTTATTTTGAATACGTCTCTTTTTATCATGATATTGTTGCTTCTCATTATTCAACCGTTCAATTTCTTTATCTATAGCATCTCGTTCTTCGATATATTGAGCTTTAAGTTTTTCCAAATGATCAATATGTGTATGAGGCACATCCTGTAAACACTTGTCACATTGAACAGTAGTATCGACAGATGATACAGAATTTATTTGATTGATTTTTAAACGGCGTAACGTCTCTTTAGTGGATAACTCGTGATTAACTTGTCCAATTTTACCATCTAATTTTACCCATGCTTCGTGATATTTGTCTTGTTCGATTGATATCTCAGAAACATCTAAAATTTCTATAGCAGAAATAGATTTCGTGATATCTTTAATTTTATCAGTAATATCATTTCTTTTTTGTTCAAGAAGTTGTTCTCTTTCAGCTAATTTTTTCTCATAATCTGCTTGTTGATCATTTAGAGTATCCAATGTATTGTTGATTTCCTCCAATTTGGCACTAGAAACATTGGTATCATTCTTATTGTCTCGTATAAGATTTTTAAGTTCATTACTCATTTTACCAAAGATTTCCAGAGAGAAAATATCATTGATAAATTTTCTCTTCTCCTCTGGTTTTTTAGCCATGAAAGGAATGTTATCGGATAGTGATAATATATCGCAACTACGGGAAATGATAGCATTAGAGTCTATTAAATCACATATGAACTTATCAGTGTTGGTGATAGAATCTTTTGTAATGTCTACGTCACCTTGTAGCAAGGTCACTGAACTAGGTTTTACCTGACGTTTTATAGTATATGATTGAACATCGTTTTCAGTTTTTACATCAAACGTGAGTTCTATAGCACCTTTACCTTTAGTGACATTATTAATAATAAATTCTTTTTTTAATTCACGGATTGTTTTGCCAAACAGAGCATAGTAAAACAATTCAGCTATACTAGATTTTCCAATACCGTTAACTCTATCAGGATTATCGATATTTTTACCAGTAATCAGATTAAATCCTGATTGGAAATCAATATTAATTTGATCGTTACCGATACTGAGGAAATTCTGACCTTTTAATGTTTTAAAATTAATACTTTTCATTTACACTTTTCGTATAGTTCGTCGTTTATTTTTTTAACTCTCTCTAATTTATCAGCATCGAGTGATAGCTGTTCGTAAAATTCATCAAACATTCCAATAATATCGATAGAATCAATATGTTCAACATCACCAATTGTTTTCGTCGTCACGTTGTATTCGACAGTTAGGCGAAACGGTGCAAAATTGCTTAGATAAATTTTGAATTTGTTTACTTTATCATCATCAACATCTTTGTCAATGATTAGTTTGACAATGTTGCCTTTGACATCTTCGGCTTTGCAATTTTTAATTTTAGATAATAAGATTTTGACAAACCGTGGGGATATAGTGTTCTCGACAAATTCTAAATCACCAGACTCTAAGTTTAAAACATGATACCCTTTGGCATCACCAGAATCATTGAAATCATGATGAAATGTATTACCTACATAATGAATACAACCCTCATTATATTTCTTAGTGCTTTTAAGATGAAAGTGTCCCGAAAATACAGTATTGGTTCTAGCACCTAATAAATCTATAACTTGCAAACCGTGATCACATACTTTGAAATTATTCATTTTAAATGTTTGAATTTCAAAATGCCCAAAAATATAATCAAATTTACCATCTGGTAATTCGTGATTCCAAGGAACAAACAATAATTTTTTACCAAATGCATCGACTGTCAGATTTTGATCAACGATTGTGATGTTGTCATGTCCTTTTAGAAAACCTAAACTATGCACATCAGAACGATTTTTGTAATATGCATCGTGATTGCCCACAATCATAAACATATTGAAATCTTTAAATTTCAAAATTAATTCGGATGCAACATGAATAGTTTGAACCGAGATTTCGCTTCGATTGTGGAAAAAGTCACCAAGAAAAAATATATCTTGTATTTTTCTTTTTTTCAAATCGGATACAATCCAGTCTGCCCAATCAAGTGCAACCGTGTGCCAATCAGAGGAGTTACCATACAGTCCTAGATGAAGGTCTGAGAATATTGCAATATTTGTTTTTTTTATCATGTGTTATGCGAAGATTTACATTTTATTGTTTTAGCACATTCAATTAAATGTGCTTAGATGCTAAGATTAAACCAACATTGGCGAACGCATAACAGAACCATGTGAGTCCCCATGCCCATTGTTGTTTGAGGCAGTATACCACACCAACTGTAAAATACAATACCGCTGCTATAGAAATTACTATATGCTCAAAATTCATCGTCATATTCATCACCCTCCACTACTGGTTTGACATAAACATGACCCATAGAATCGGGACCAGACATGTTTTCCATGTAAACTATGTCCCTATATTCATTCAAACCTTCATGCTGACCTTTCTCTTTGTTGATTCTATTAGTGAATGCGTTCCATGCTATTCTATTAAAATATGAGAATGGGTTGAAATCGGATTCGATATTATATAACTTTTTCTCTAAAGCATGATACATTTTAACTATTGCATCACCAACCATTTCTTCTTTCCAACTTTTAGAATATCTAATAAAACGATGATTATACGATAAACCTTCAGCGATTTTGACGATATTCATCGCTAATTCGTTTGTCATTTTATTATTACCGTAATACTCAGTTAATAGTCTTCGAAACTCTTTGGAGTTCACATAATAACGCTCTTTCAATTCTTTATTCATAAATTAATTGTCTTTTCTTTCCATTGGATTTCTTCATCATTGTAAATATTTTGACGATATTCAGCATGAGATGTTGAGTATTTGGTATTGTCACAAACATCAAAAATTCTAAGTTTATGTTTATTTTCATGCAATCGAAGACCTCTACCTATTGATTGCACTACTCTGATATAACTTTTGCCAAGTCCCACAAATAAAATATTGGGGAGATTTTTAATGTTGATACCCGTAGAAAATATAGAAGACATTGCGATACAAATTATATCATTTCTATCTTCCATCATCTGTATGATTTTTAGTCTTTCTTCGACCGCCATTTCACCTTTGACAAAAAATACACGTCCACAAAATCTATCAGATAGAACAGATAGTATGTTATCACCATGGTCGAGATGATTAACCATGATAAGGATGTTATTATCCAGTTTATCAACCAGTTTGGCAATAAGGTTATTACGTTTTTCGCTTTCATACAAATATTCTAATTCTTGCTTATATTTAAATTTATAAGATGTTTGGTGTATCAATTTAATAACATTAACCTCAACATTTGATAAAAATTTCTCATCTCTTAACTCCTTGGAGGATTTTTCATAAATAACAGGTCCAAATATACCTATAGTTTTCCATTTATCTATCAGTTTATCGGATAAAGTACCCGTAAATCCAAATTTGTTTGGGGTATGAATTTTGTTAATAATTTTAGAAAGATTGGAATCACTATTAACACCGTGTGCTTCATCCGTAAGTAAAAGATCAACATTGATCAACCAATCATTTTCCAAAAATTTACTATTTAAATTCTGTGTATTGCAAATAACAACTTGTGTATCTTGCAAAGGGTTGTCGCCTGTCCATCCAGAATACGTAAATGTTACACCATATTCTTTAAAGTCTTTTTGCAATTGTTCCACCAATGATAAACCTGGCACAATTACCAAACATTTAAAGTTGGGACGATCAAAATTTCTTAAGTAATTTTCAATTAAGAGTGCTTGTGCTAACGATTTTCCAGCACCTGTAGCGAGTAAAAAAATACCATACCCTCTTTTCAGACCATCTAAAATAGAATCTTTTTGATAGTATCGAGCATTGTATTTAAGTTCATCCCAAAATTGGACTTTCTTTCCACAGATTAATCTTTTTTTAAAGTCATCTGTCATTTGAATGTCACTTATCTGATGGTCTCTAAGGTATTTCATAATTTCACCATAAAAACCAAAATCAAAAAGTCCAGTTGGTGTTATTACATACTTCCTGTCTTTTACAAATCTCTGACCCTTACGTTTGGCAAATACTGCACCTTCATTTTTAACCGAAAAATGATTACGTATCAGACCAAGAGTATCACTATCAGCAATAACTTGACCCATACGTCGAGAAGTTTTGTAATCCAATGTTATCATTGTTCTTGTAGAGCTTTGACGCTTATTATGTTTTTGATATCATTGCCGATAAAGGTGATTTGATTTACCAATTTCTCCAAATACTCAATCATGAACGCATGTTCTTTAATTTTTTGATTGATATTGTCCATCGAAGGTGATTTATCCACCTGTGTATTCAGAACTTGCTCGTTCAATACTATAGGCGATTCAGTAAGGATTTTTTGTTTAAGAGTTGTTCGATGTGATGCTTTCATTTTGTGAAGATTATCCATCTCAATTTTAGCATCAATCAATCGACACACCCAAAAATGTTTTTCAGCTGGAACACGCTTGGCTCTATCTTCGAGATTAAAATCATCAATGTTGCAAAACTCTTGATACTGTTGTTGATACTTTTTAAGCTGTTCCATACTGTCTTATTATGATAAATACTATTATGAGAAAGTCAAGTG